ACCACACTTCAAATAATTCTGAGAGGTGGTTCATTCTCTCAGAAATTCTATTATAACAAAACTATTAACACTTGTCAACAGTTTTTAGGCAATTAGAATGGTACTTCATCACTGTTTGCCGAGACTGCTTCTACGTTCACTTGTTGGTTACTGGTATTGGCACCAGCATCCAACTTAGTGTACAGGTCAATAAACGATAACTTGGTATCGGTATCAAAACGGTTCAAGCAGAGAGCAATTGCTTTCATGCGGTCGCCATGCACAGAGTACGTTTTGCAAATGTGAACCAGACGGCGGGTAGAAATAATTTCATCAACACCACCTTCAGCAAACGTTTTACGGATTACATCAGCCCATGTTACCAACTTTTCAGCAAACTCATCATCAGAACGGTTCAAAGAAGCCAATTCTTTCTTAATGATTTTCTTTTCAACGTTGACAGGAGGATACTCTTGCTCATACGTATTCAAGAAACGTTCAAGGAAAGCCTCATTCAAAACATTGGTAAACATATAACGACCATCTTCTGAACCTTTACCTTTTGTATTGGCAGTAGCCACAATTGTAAAACCCTCAGCAGGTGCAACCATTTCATTCTTCTTTTTAAGCAAGAAAGGTCTGCCTTCTAAAACACGTTGCAGGCAGGACAAGTTCTGAGCACCATAATCAATTTCATCAATACACAGCACAGCGCCTTGTCGAGCCGCAACGGTAACTGGACCATCACGCCATTCCATTTGACCATTAATCAAAACATAATTGCCAAGCAAATCACTTTCATCGGTATCAGGTGTCATTGATACGCAAACAAATTTACGTTTTGCTTTAGCGCAAGCTTGTTCAACTGACATTGTTTTGCCGTTGCCAGATTGACCAGTAATAAAAATTGGGAAAAACAATTTACTTTGAACAACAGAAAGCAAATCATCAAAGTTACCAAAGGGAACATAATTGCTATATGTTTTTGGAACTAGATTTTCAGTTTCAAGGTCAGTAACAATATTTGCAATACGATTGCCACTGGAAACAACAGGTTCAGATTTTTTCATTTGCAAAACTTGTGCAGCTGCCATGTTAACTACACTGGCATTATTAGAGGGAACTTTATATAGACCACGACCTGCACGGAAGTCCATATCTTTCAAATACCACTGGGGTAACTTAATATCATTTTCTACACAAAGGTCTTTAATGTCCTGTAGTGTAAAAATACTTTTGCCTGTAGCAGAGGCAATAGAAATAAACTTCTCACGTTTGTCAGTTTGAATACCACGCATTACAAATAACTCCATCAATTAATCAATATACCAATTATATCAAAACCACAGCATTTGTCAATAGTACTGTTGCATAAAAACAACAGTACTACTTTAGTATTACATTGCGATTTCACCAATGAAACGGTTAACCAAGACACGGCTTACCTGTTTTTTCTTATTCATTTTGATAAATGCGGTACGCAATTTAGCAGCAGTGACATTGCCTTCAACGGACAATTCATCTTCTTCAATATCTAAATCACTTCCACCAGGAATCAAAAAGAACTTATTATAACCTTTATTTTTGGATTCCAAAAACTTGGCTGCTTTAATCACTTTGAGCATTTCACGTGCTTCTTCTTTCTCACGCAACCAACGATTGTGTGATCTATTGTGATCGTATTTTTCTTCTTTAGTTTGTGGTGTTTCATTACCAGAAATATACTTGCGTTGAATAGCAGCTCTTGCACCAACACCTGTACCAATCAAAAAGAAACCAACAATCTTTGCACCAGTAACATAACGATACCAATTAAAAATTCCTGTTCGCATTGGATCATCATCTTTAGATTGTTCTTCATTTACCAAAAGTGTTTCGAACTTAGATTCGGTATCACGAATAACTACTGATTGTGTTTTAACATTAAAGTAATCATATTTTGGTGAACCATAATCATTCATTCCGCCAGTATAATAACCAGAAATACTATCAGCATCGCCATCATGTATTAATATCATGTTAACAATATCAAGATTATTCACTTTGCGGAATTCATTAGTAATATACCGAGAAGCAATCATAGCTTCAACCATTGGTGTATTAGATAATGTTTCCGATAATGGTCTGTCAATCTTACGTGAAAAACGTGGCATATAAGAATGCATTAATGAAATCATATTACGAAGGCAACGATTAAACTCAGCATTACCCATACGTGAATTCATATACTCACGCATATAAACATCAGACAAATACAAATCTTTCTCACCTCTAGAGAAGGATGGTTTCTGAACAACGCTATCACCTAAATCCATACCTCTAGAGAAAGTGCAATTGCCAAAACCATAAACAACAAAAGGAATATTCACTTTGCGGCAGAACATGGTTAGAATCAAAATCTGTTCAATTGAACTTTGCATATTGCCGTCCATAGAACCAGAACGATCAAGTAACAAAACCAATCCGTGTGACTTGCCTTTTGGTATACGCATCATTTTACGGAAGATATTATCATCAACCTGATATTTGTAAATGCGGGAGATATCAATATCACCAGTCTCCGATATCTTTTGTTTAGAGAACTTGGAGGCAGCTTTACGCATTTCAAATTCTTTGGCAAGTAAAGACACATAACGGTCATTACGATTTTTAAATTCTTTCAATAATGAATCTTGAAAACTTCTGTGCTCAGGAATAGTATTTTCATAATATTTTGTCCAGTGATTCTCCATTAATTCATGTACACGTTTGTATGATGTAATTGAATGTTGTGGGTAGAATTTTGGGATATTAACATAAACAAATTCTTTGCTTTTTGCATCTAATAACAGAGCTTCATTATCACGGAACGTTTCATCAGTTTCGCATGTTGGTTCAAAGTTATCATAATAACCATCAGAATTGGATGTTTCTTTATTACGATTAATTTCGTTTACATAATCATCTTCATCATCAGAATCTGTTTCATCATTTCCTTTTACACTTTCGGTACCATCAGATTCTTCATCAGATTCTTCATACTCATATTCATCATCACTATAATCATAATCACCATTATCTGATTCTCTATAATTACCGAATTCAATATCTTGTTGGATTTTATTAATATCTTGCTGTTCTTTTTTAGAGTAATCAAAGATTGCACCAGTAACTCGAACAACATCTTCCCATGTTTCGCAAGATTCTACCTCACGCAATAATGGTTCTTCTTCAGTATTAAATTTAATACCAAGATTATAACCACCTTTAGTAAATAAATTCACTCGGTCAATAAATGGCAAAGCATTCAAATCTTCATTCTTAATACCGAAAAAATCACGATCAAGTAATTGACCATAAGCTTTAATGAATGAAGGTTTAATACCTGGAAATTTACGTTTGATTTTCTTTTCGATACGGGCATCTTCAATCACATTCAAAAACTGTTTAAAGTTTTTACTGAATTGTGATTTGCCTGTGGTGACGGCATCATGCCAACCTTCTTCAGGAGTTTCTAGTGCATGACCAACCTCATGGCCAAGCATAAGATCATACATTTCGCCTGTCATATCTTTCCAGATTGGACATGTCAAAACACGGTCTCTAAGGTTGAATGAAGCAGTTTGAACTTTTTTGTGTTCAACTGTAAGGTTCTCAGAAGCCAGCAATTTGGCTAATTGAGATTTTGATTCTACTGAATATTGCATATTGTTTCCCGATGTATGCATTAATTATAACAGATTGGGGGCATTTGGCAAGCCCTTTAAAAATGAGTACTTTAGTATTACTTATGAAACCGTTGTACGTTTTCGTCTGTAAAGGTTTAATTATACTCTATCCACGGTAAATGGCAAGCATAAAAAAAGAGATGTTGTATTTCTACAACACCTCTAATTGGAGCGGTTTTATGGAGTTTAACCAACTTTTCCCTTGGGAGGGACTTTTCACGGAAAACCGCATTTATCTTCCTACTTGACTTAGATATTTATCTTTCGTTTCCTGCCATGTCAAATAAATTAAATCATCATAAAACAATGTTTCGGTAGAGACTTTGTTTTTCTTCTTTAGAAAACCAATCCGACCTCTTGCATGTTTTTCTTTCCATGTATTACTTAGGCTCTCTGTAGACGTTTCGAACGACTTTTTCAAATCATTGCCGTCACATTTGCCGCAAAGAAAATCATATGTGTTATCATACAATGGACTGAAATAAATTCCACGAGCATGTTCTGAACGAATCAACTCTTTTGGAATACCTAACTTCGAATATGTAAATGACAAAGAACGATTCTTATGGTCACGCTTGTATGGTTGACCACTAGGTTTCTTTGCAACGTACCACTCAAAGTATTTTCGTGTATGATTCTTTTTCAACCATTCACGTATTTCATATCTAGTGTTTCTTTCTGGTTCAAATGATACTGAGCCTGAAGTAAAACCCATCGGCAACCAATGGTCAAGATTATCATACTGACTTAATCCGTTCGCCTTGGTTTTACCATAGAGTGATGTTGTAGTAACACCAACTAGTGTATCACCATATTGTTTCTTCCACAAATCTTGTACTGTATCAGATAAACAAAGCAAGGCAAGTAGTTTACCACCAACATAGTTATAACCTAGTGGTTGAAACGGAACAATCGTAGAACCAATGGCAGTATAGTTAATCATACCGCCTTGTGTTTTCTTCTCACGTTCCCAACCAATTACGTTATCTCTTGGTGTTAAATCTAGGAAGTCGGATGAGATACAGACAACACCAAGGTACTTGCCTGTCTTCTTATCCTGTGCAAAGAAATTTAAATTACGGCCGATGTTAGAGTTGTTTTTCATTGTTGAAATGAATGTGCGTGCTGTGTTCC